ACAGGTATTAGTGTTGGCGATATTGTGGTTATTCACCACAACGTATTTAGAAGGTTTTATGATATGAAAGGGAATCAAAAAGATAGCAGATCAATGTTTATTGATGGATTATATTTTGTTGCTCCCGATCAAATATATTTATATGGAAAACCTAAAAAATGGAAAACGTTTAATGATAGATGTTTTATTATTCCAATTAAAAATAAAGATAGCTTCTCTCTTGAAAAAGAGCAAAAGCTTATTGGTATACTTAAATACGGTAATAGTTCCTTACAAGCGCTAGAAATCAATCCTGGAGACCTTGTGGGCTATACTCCTGGCGGTGAATTTGAATTTGTAGTTGATGAGGAAAGATTATACTGTATGAAATCTAATGATATTGTAATTAAATATGAATACCAAGGAAACGAAGAAGAATATAATCCTAGCTGGGCAACGAGCAGTTGAGGAATTAATAAAAGTAGCTAGAGAAAAAATAGTTGACTCAGATGATGATATATCAGCTGATAGATTAAAAAATGCTGCTGCTACAAAGAAATTAGCAATATTTGATGCTTTTGAAATACTTTCACGTATTGAACAAGAAGAACAATTGTTAAATGATGAATCTGCTGATTCACCACAAAAAAATTTCAGAGGTTTCGCTGAAGGTAGATCTAAGTAATGTACGAGCAAACACTATACAAAGTACTGCCTAATCACATTAAGTCTAAAACCATTAAAATACAAAATAGGTATAACAAATGGGAGTATGGATATAACAAAGAGCACGATGTTGTTGTTATAAGCAAGACTGGAAAGATTGGAGAAATATACGAAATACAAGGATTAAAAATAGCTTTACCTTACATAGATAAAGCTTATTCAAGATCTGAAAATAAATTAGATCAATATTGGGAGTCTCATAAAATTCCAACAGAATTATCAAAGATTAAAACAATTTTTGAATGGGATGCTTATCCTGATCACTTTAAAAACAAATGGTATGAGTATATCGATCAAGAGTTTGAATATAGGGAAAAAGGTTTTTCGTTTTACAATAAAGGTGTCCCTACTTATATTACTGGTAATCACTACATGTACTTGCAGTGGACCAAAATTGATGTTGGGCAGCCAGATTTTCGCGAAGCAAATAGGCTTTTCTTCATCTTCTGGGAAGCCTGCACGGCAGATAGCAGATGTTTCGGAATGTGCTACCTTAAGAATAGGAGGTCCGGTTTTAGCTTCATGGCCAGCGGAACAACAGTTAATATGGCAACAATATCTTCTGATGCGAGATTCGGGATCTTATCTAAATCAGGAGCAGATGCTAAGAAAATGTTTACAGACAAGGTGGTTCCTATATCAATCAACTATCCTTTCTTCTTCAAACCAATTCAGGACGGAATGGATAGACCGAAGACCGAGCTCGCCTACCGTGTACCCGCGTCTAAAATTACCAGAAAGTCCGTCGATAAGGTTTCCACAGCCAAAAACGACTTACAGGGGCTTGACACCACGATCGACTGGAAAAACACAGGGGACAACTCGTACGACGGTGAAAAACTAAAATTATTAGTTCACGATGAAAGCGGGAAATGGGAAAGACCAGATAATATATTAAATAACTGGAGGGTAACAAAAACAACATTAAGGTTAGGTAGTAGGATTATAGGCAAATGTATGATGGGATCCACTTCTAATGCTTTAGCTAAAGGTGGAGAGAATTTTAAAAGATTATATTATGACTCCGACGTTTCCAAGAGAAACCGCAATGGACAGACTAGTTCAGGATTATATTCTCTGTTCATACCTATGGAATGGAACTACGAAGGATTCATTGATACTTATGGAATACCTGTATTCGATACTCCAGACAAGCCAGTTAAAGCAGCAGATGGCTCTTTAATTGAATACGGTGTAATAGAACACTGGCAAAATGAAGTTGATGGTTTAAAAAACGATCAAGATGGATTAAATGAAATGTATCGTCAGTTTCCAAGAACTGAGCAACACGCATTTAGAGATGAGGCTAAGCAATCATTGTTTAACCTTACAAAAATATATCAACAAATAGATTACAATGAAGACCTTAGAAATACTGCAATTGTAACTACTGGTAGTTTCGCTTGGGAGAATGGGATGCCTGATACAAGAGTAATATTTAATCCCCATAAAGATGGAAGGTTTAAAATAACTTGGGTTCCAGCTAAACATCTTCAAAACCAAGTGATAATAAAGAATGGTACTAAATGGCCGGGTAATGAACACCTTGGTGCATTTGGTTGTGATAGTTATGATATATCAGGTACAGTTGACCAAAGAGGATCTAATGGTTCTTTGCATGGTTTAACTAAGTTTTCTATGGAAGATGTACCTCCTAATCATTTCTTTTTAGAATATATAGCTAGACCGCAAACAGCAGAAATATTTTTTGAAGATGTTTTAATGGCATGTGTATTTTATGGTATGCCAATACTAGCTGAAAATAACAAGCCAAGGCTTTTATATCATTTTAAAAGAAGAGGCTATAGAGGTTTTTCAATGAATAGACCTGACAAGATTTGGAATAAACTATCTGTTACTGAAAAAGAAATAGGCGGAATACCAAATTCTAGTGAAGATATTAAGCAAGCACATGCTGCTGCTATAGAAACTTATGTTGAACAATTTGTAGGTTTATCAGATACTGGTTATGGAGATATGTATTTCCAAAGAACCTTAGAAGATTGGGCTAGATTTAACATAAACAATAGAACAAGTCATGATGCATCTATTAGTTCTGGTTTAGCTTTAATGGCTTGCAATAAACATAGATACGTTCCTGTTAATAGAATAGAAAGACAGCCTGTTAATCTAGGTTTAAAAAGATACAATAATGATGGTAGTACCTCAAAAATTATAATATAAATGAACATATACACAAATACCAATAGTTCCTTTCCAAGCCAAGTGGTTAGCGATGCAGAAAAAGCATCATTAGAGTATGGTATTCAAGTGGCTAGAGCCATTGAACAGGAATGGTTTGACCAAGGAAGGACTAATGCTAATAGGTATCAAACTAATTATAATAACTTTCATCAATTAAGATTATACGCTAGAGGTGAACAGTCGATACAAAAATATAAAGATGAGCTGGCTATTAATGGCGACTTGTCTTATCTTAATTTAGATTGGAAGCCTGTTCCTGTTATATCTAAGTTTGTAGACATTGTAGTTAATGGTATGTCACAAAAGACATATGATATAAAAGCTTTTTCACAAGATCCAGAGTCTTTAAAGAAAAGAACAAATTATGCATTAGCAGTAATGCGTGATATGTATACTCAAGATTTAATACAAAAGGCTAATCAAATAACTGGTGGCAACTTTGCTAATTCATCTTTATCGGCTAATGAATTACCGGAAACAAGAGAAGAGCTGGAATTACATATGCAGCTTAGCTATAAACAATCTGTTGAAATTGCAGAAGAAGAAGCTATTAATAATGTATTAGCCGCAAATAAATATGATTTAGTAAGAAGAAGATTAAATTATGATCTTACAGTATTAGGTATTGCCGCTGTTAAAACATCTTTTAATAAAGCTAACGGCATTGTTGTAGATTATGTTGACCCTGCTTATATGGTTTATTCATATACAGAGGATCCAAACTTTGAAGATATATATTATGTTGGTGAAGTAAAAGCAATTACTATACCAGAACTTAAAAAACAATTCCCTAACATAACAGAAGAGGAATTAAAAAATATTCAAAACATGCCTGGTAACAACCAGTATATAACTGGATGGGGTAATTATGATGAGAATACAGTTCAAGTTTTATACTTTGAATATAAAACATATTCAAATCAAGTATTTAAAATAAAACAAACAGAATTTGGATTAGAAAAAACTATACAAAAAGATGATAGTTTTAATCCGCCTGAAAATGACAACTTCCAAAAAGTATCTAGAACAATAGAAGTATTGTATTCTGGAGCAAAAGTATTAGGAAATAATACTATGCTAGAATGGAAGTTAGCAGAGAACATGACTAGGCCATATGCTGATACTACTAAAGTAGAAATGAGTTACGCTATTACGGCTCCTAGAATGTATAAAGGTAGAATTGAATCTATAGTTAGTAAAGTTACAGGCTTTGCTGATATGATTCAATTAACGCATTTAAAGCTACAACAAGTAATGTCAAGAATAGTACCAGACGGTGTATTCTTAGATATGGATGGTTTAGCCGAAGTTGATCTTGGTAACGGAACAAACTATAATCCAGCGGAAGCATTAAATATGTATTTCCAAACTGGTAGTGTAGTAGGTAGATCACTTACTCAAGATGGAGATATGAATAGAGGTAAAGTTCCTGTTCAAGAATTATCTTCATCATCTGGTCAAGGCAAAATAGCTTCATTAATTAATACATACAACTATTATCTACAAATGATAAGAGACGTAACTGGATTAAATGAAGCAAGAGATGGAAGTAATCCTGATAAAGATGCTTTACTAGGGCTGCAAAAGATGGCTGCTAATCAGTCCAATGTTGCTACAAGGCATATATTACAGTCAAGTTTATATTTAACTCTTAGAGCTTGTGAAAACATATCTCTTAGAATTGCAGATTGCTTAGATTTTGAATTAACATCAAACTCATTAGCTAATAGTATATCTACTTTTAATGTTGAAACTTTAAAAGAAATAAAGAATTTAAATCTGCATGACTTTGGAATTTACTTAGAATTAGAACCTGATGAAGAAGAAAAAGCGCAAGTTGAACAAAATATTCAAATAGCGTTACAATCTGGTGGTATTGATTTAGAAGATGCAATAGACATAAGACAAATTAAAAACTTAAAGCTTGCAAATCAATTACTTAAATTAAAAAGAAAAAAGAAGCAAGCTGCAATGGAAGCTGCGCAACTTGCTAATATACAGGCTCAAGCACAAGCAAATGCTGAAACTGCTGAAAAAGCCGCGTTTGCTGAAGTTCAAAAACAACAAGCTCTTACACAAGAAAAAGTTAATGTTGAGCAAGCTAAGTCTCAATTTGAAATACAAAGAATGCAAACAGAAGCTCAAATCAAAAGAGAGCTTATGGCGGAAGAATTTAATTATCAAATGCAATTAGCTCAAATAAAAGCTAATGCAGAAGCTGGTAAAATTGCTGAAGTTGAAGATCGTAAAGATAAAAGAACAAAAATACAAGCAACACAACAGTCTGAATTAATAGATCAAAGAAAAAATGATTTATTACCTAAAGATTTTGAATCACAAGGAAACGACGGCCTTGGAGGATTTAATCTAGAGCAGTTTACGCCTAGATAAAAACACTAATTAATTTTATATTATCATATCATGTCAGAAACAGTAAAACAAGAAGGGGATTTCAAACTGCAAAAGAAAAAACCTGCAATGAAAAAACTAAATAGTAATAGCAATGTTACTAAAGTTGATTTAACCCCTAAAAAAGAAGAAGATGCCATTCAAGAGCAAAGCACAGATGAAAGCGTGTTACGCACAGAACAACCCGAAGTGGAATTGCAAGAAGTGGTCGAAGGAAACGAAGAACAAAAAGTCGTTGCCAAAGAGGTTGTTGAAGAAGAACCAGTAGTTATTCAAGAAATAACTGATGAAGAAGTTGTTGAAGAAACACAAAAATTAACCGAAGACGTACAGGAAGCAATTGCTGAATCAAAAGAAACAGGAAGAGCGTTACCTGAAAACATTGAAAAATTAGTTTCTTTTATGGAAGAAACTGGTGGAACAGTTGAAGATTACGTTAGGTTAAATGCTGATTATACAAATGTAGATAACAATACATTACTTAAAGAATACTATAAAAAAACAAGACCTCATTTAGATGCTGAAGAAATACAATTCCTTATGGAAGATAATTTCAGTTACGATGAAGAGCTTGATGAAGATAGAGATGTAAGAAAGAAAAAACTTGCATACAAAGAAGAAGTTGCAAAAGCTAAGAACTATCTTGAAGATCTTAAGGGTAAATATTACGAGGAAATCAAGTTGAGACCTGGTGTTACCCAAGAGCAAAAGAAAGCGCTTGACTTTTTCAACCGATATAACGAAGAGCAAAGCATAGCGGCTCAGCAGCATGAGAAATTTAAAGCTGATACCCAAAAACTTTTTTCTGATGATTTCAAAGGTTTTGACATCAATGTAGGAGAAAAGAAATTTAGGTATGGCATTCAAAACGTTGAACGAGTAGCTGAAAACCAATCAAACATCAATAACCTAATTAAGAAGTTCTTAAATGATAATGGTGAAGTTGTAGATACAAAAGGTTATCACAAAGCTATGTATGCCGCTGAGAACATTGACAAAATAGCAGCGCACTTTTACGAGCAAGGAAAATCTGATGCAGTAAAAGAAGTTGTTACTAATTCTAAAAATCCATCTACAGCGCCTAGACAAACAACAGCAGGAGATGTATTTATTAATGGATTAAAAGTTAAAGCAATTAGCGGTCTTGATTCTTCAAAACTTAAAATTAAAACAAAGAAATTTAACAATTAAAAAAATTTATTATGGCAGTAGTCGCACCCGTTTATGGGTCAATTAAACCGTCTCAGAAGCAACAACTTCTTGAGTCAAATTATTTAAACTTTACAGACGGATCTGGAAATGATTTCGCACAACAATACTTACCTGAGATTTATGAGGCTGAAGTAGAGCGCTATGGAAATAGAACTTTATCTGGTTTCTTAAAAATGGTTGGTGCTGAAATGCCAATGTCTTCTGATCAAATCGTATGGTCTGAGCAAAACAGATTGCATATCGCTTATGATAGCGTTACAAAAGCAACTGATACAACTTTAACATTCGCTTTGAATGCTACAGCTGGACCAAGCTTTGTACAAAACGTTATCTCTAAAAACCAAACTTTAGTAGTTATTGATCCTGCAACAGGACAAGACTTAAAAGTTTTTGTAACAGATAGTGTTAACACTTCTCCTACATTAGCTACTATTACAGTAAAACCTTATACTGCTGCTGATATGGCTGCTTTATCTGGAACTGCTGGAGCGCTTAAAATCTTCGTTTACGGTTCTGAATACAAAAAAGGAACTACAGATGCTGATATTAAGTCTGTAACGCCTTCTTTTACTCAGTTCTCTAACTCTCCAATCATTATCAAAGAGAAATATTCTATCTCTGGATCTGATACTGCTCAAATTGGATGGGTTGAAGTTGCTACTGAAGATGGTGCTTCTGGATACTTATGGTATTTAAAAGCTGAATCTGAAACTCGTTTACGTTTTGAAGATTACTTAGAAATGTCTGTAGTTGAAGGAGAATTAGTTTCTGGAGCTTCTACACTAGATACTGTTGAAGGTATCAAAGGTACTGAAGGTTTATTCGCGGCTGTACAATCAAGAGGTAACGTATTAAACAACTTTACTGCAGCTTCTGGATTAGCTGACTTTGATAGCATCTTGAAAAACTTAGATACTCAAGGAGCAATTGAAGAAAACATGTTATTCTTAAACAGACAAACTTCTTTAGATTTTGACGATATGCTTGCTGGTTTATCTGCTGGGGCTAATGGAGGTACTGCTTATGGATTGTTTGAAAACTCTGCTGAAATGGCGTTAAACTTAGGTTTCACTGGATTCAGAAGAGGTTCTTACGATTTCTATAAGACTGACTGGAAATACTTAAACGATGCTTCTACTCGTGGTG